GAGATTGCGATTAAAGGAAGTGAAGACCCAAGTAAATTGAGAGGAAGTCATTTAAATAGATGCGTATTAGATGAATATGCCTATATGAAAAAAGGCGTTTGGGAAGAAGTAATATATCCAATGATGACAACCACGCAAGGGAAAGCCTTATTCATTGGCACACCCGATGGATTTAATAACGGATTTTATGATTTATTTTTAAAAGGTCAGGAAGGTGGAGACCCTGATTGGAAGTCTTGGCAGTTCACAAGTATAGATGGTGGTTGGATTCCTAAAGAGGAACTGGAACGAGCAAAGAGAAATATGGATGAACGGATATATAATCAGGAATTTCTTGCGTCATTTGAGTCGGCGAGTAATAGGGTTGCATATAATTTTGACAGAAAAACGCATCTAAAAGGGGAAGCAGAACCCTCGGAGGAATTTTGGTGCGGTCTTGATTTTAATGTTTCGAAAATGGTTTCAACTCTCGCTTATGAATATACAGACTCAACAATACATTATTTCGATGAGATAGTGTTGATTAATTCCAATACAGAAGAAATGGCGAGAGAATTAAGAAAGAAATATCCAAAGCTGAAATATGTTTATCCAGACCCTGCGGGTTCGGCTCGTTCTACTACATCATATAGAAGTGACCACGCAATTTTAAAAGATTATGGCTTTATAGTGAAAGCACACAAGCGTCATCCGAGTCATCGGGACAGGATAAACGCATTAAACAGAAAGCTAAAAGATGCCGAGGGGAATATAGGAATGACTGTAAGTCCTATATGCAAAGAGTTGATAAAAGATTTAGAACAATGTCAAAGAGATATGAAAACGGGTGGCATAGATAAATCGGATATGGAACGTACTCACGCACTCGACGCCTGTAGTTATGCAATAGAATATAAATATCCTGTAACAGTCAATAGGGCATATTCAGTACAATGGTGATTAAATGATTATAAAAGATTTATCGACGACTTCGGTGCTGGAGGGCATTAAACGGCAGTTGGATACGATAGAAGATAAAAGAACGAAAGAGCGTTATTCTATGCTTAACTATTATGAGGGTATGACGAGCGAAATGGAAGCAGATATACGACAATATTTTGATTCCGAAGCTTTAAGACAAGCCCCCATTATAACCGAATCCATAACAACAAAGCTTGTTAACAGCAGGGCGATAGTTTACAAACAAACCCCTCAACGGCAAGTGGATGAAAAATATACCGAGTTTACCGACGACCTCGATTCTGCTATGCTACAGTTCGAGCGAATGACTTATTTGTTAGGAAGTATGGCTTTGCGGTCAAGATGGGATGATAAGAAGCAGGCGGTGAATTATGTTCCCCTCCCTGAGTTCTATCCTATCTTCTTGCAATATGAAGAAGAGCCACAGGCTTGTATTTATCCGTTGTATAATTATTCGCAAAATGTCGACAAATTTGAACAGATGTTCGCCTATTGGTCTGACGAGGAACATTACTATATAAATGGCAAGGGTCAAATAATAGATGTCGAAGATAACCCCGACAGGGTTAATCCTTACGGAATCAAGCCGATAGTTTACGCCCATAGAAAAGTATTAACGACGGACTGGTTTAGGGAAGGTTGTTCTGACATTGTTTCTATGAATAGAACAGTCAATGTTATGTTGACTGAAATGTCTTTAGCTATGCGATTACAAATGTTAGGTCAGCCGGTTTTAACAGGCGTTGATGAAGCGAGTCGCATAAAGTTAGGCGTTGATAAACCAATCGTTGTTCCTGAGGGGGCAAATTTCGATTTCAAAGCGCCAGGTGGGAATTTACAGCAATACGTAGAGGCTATGAGATTTTTGGTTGATTCGGTAGCCTATAATCATAATCTAAAAACTAAGTGGTCAGTAGGTAGGGAAGGTTCTGTTAGTGGAGAATCATTAAAGATGGCAGAAATTGAATTAACGGAATCGGTTATGTTGGATGCTCAGATGATATGGCGACCGATAGAAAAGAAAAGATTTGATATTGATAAAGCAATTATAGAGTATGAAGCCAACACAAATATATCGGAAGAATACGCTGTTGATTTTTCAGAACCACGTTTTCCGTTAACGGCTAACGAGGAAAGATTGCAATGGGATTGGGAATGGCAACACGCTTTATCAAGTAAAAAAGATTGGTTTAGAAATAATAATCCAGATGCAGATGAGACTCAAATTGATGAGATGGTGAATAGCATTGAAACGGAAGGCGCACCAGAGAGTCAGGAAGCGATAAGGGATAACGCAACAAGACTGAATTTTAGAGAAGCATTGGGTTAGTGTCTGTTCCTAAACAAATAGTTAAATACCATAATGGTAAAGAAGATGTCATTCTTTCCTTGAGGGAAGATACGGAAAAGATATTGGATGCTATTAATTTAGATGAATTATTAGAGAACCCCGCCAAGTATTTACATCTATTGGGAGTAGCCTTTTTAGACAACCAACAGAATAAGTTTAAAAAAGCTTTTGACTTGGGTGTTGAAATGGGAACTTATATGAAATGAAGATTGTCGTTGACTCATCTAAAATGGAAGCAAAACTATCAAAATTGGTAAGAAAATTTCCTGTTGAACTCTCAAGAGAATTGAACAACGGAGCGAGAGCAATTATTCTTGATATAAAACAGCGAGTAGCGGGTGGTAAGGCTATGCCAAGTGGTAAGCTTAAAAAATTGCCGACAAAGACTATTGAAGCTAAAAGAAAAGCAGGAATGCCTTTCCCTGAGTTCCCATTGATAGGCACTGGTGCGATGTCAGGGGCTTTAATGACTGGAGGAAGTGGTCCTTATATCCCTAAAGGAAAACAGGCTACTCCAAAAAAACAATTAGTTGAAATACACGCACCTAATGTAAAAGCACCTTATGGAAAATATCATAGTACAGCCTACGGCAATAGACCTGCTCGTCCTTGGTTTGGGATAAGTAAGGATGGCGAAAAAAAGGCGAATAAGTCTATAGTATTAGCGATAAAAAGATTAACACGTGCCAGATAATACTGAAAACTTAAATTTAATGGGAACAAGTCTTGATGAAGCCACTATGGTTTTGACGCTACATCTTAAAAAAACCGTCAATGTTACGACTATAAATTTAGAAACTTTAATTGAAACAATGAGGGCGACAGGGGCATCGGATGATGTGATAAGGGCTGTCCTATTAAATGACTTAACAAGCGGTGGTAGAATATTCGGTCAATTTAGAAATCAATTTAAAGCATTAGGTGAATACGGAATTGGACATCTTGCACAAGCAGGAATTAATAGTCAATTACCAAAAGATGAAATTTTAAGATGGCAAGCGGTGGGGAAAAGTATTTGTCCTGACTGCCAAGATAGGCACGGACAATTAGGAACAGTCGAGGAATGGAAGCTAATAGGAGAACCTCAAAGTGGGTTTTCGATATGTGGGATGCACTGTAAATGTACTCTGGTAAGAACCGGAAAATGGCAGAGCAACCCATTAAAAGTTCCACTCGGCAATTAACAACTCAAACAAGAGGTAAAAATGGAATCAGTCACACAAGACGTAAAAACGGAAAGCACTCCAATTGCAGAGGTTAAACCGCAATCCGTTGAACAGAACGTAAAACAGGAAGTAGAAACAATTCCTTATTCTCGATTTGCTGAAAAAACAAAGCAAAACAAGGAATTGCAGGAAAGGGTAGCCTCGTACGAAGCCGAAGCAGAAAAAACTCGGCAAAAGGAACTTGAAAAGAGAGGCGAGTATGAAACTCTCCTTACAGAAGAAAGAGCCAAGTACGAAAAAGTAAAAGCCAAAGCAGATGAGTTTGATAACTACATCAATGGTCGCAAAGATGCAATTCTTTCCACTTATTCAGATGACGAAAGAGATATTGTAGGTGAACTTCCCTTATCAAAATTAGAGAAGTATCACGAAAACAGAAATTCAAATAAAAAAGTAGGTGTTGATAGTTCAAGAGGCGGTACGTCTTTATCATCCCCAAAACCATTTCACGAAATGACGATGGAGGAAAAACAAGACCCAGCCACTTGGCGGTCATACCTCGAGACATTTAGGAGAAAATAAATGGCTTACGGAGTAGGAACAGGTGCAGGAATAACGGGATTAACAGAAGTTGATGTCTTTATTCCAGAAGTGTGGAGTGATGCGGTCTTTGGTTACTTAGACAGAGCATTAAGATGGAAACCTTTAGTTGAGGATTATTCCTCTTTAGTAACTGGTGCGGGGGATAGAATCCACGTGCCTTCAATTAGCGAAGTGTCGGTTCAAGACAAAGCGGAGAATACCGCAGTTCAATATGATGCTCAAACAGAAACGAAAGTTTCACTTGTGATTGATAAACATAAATATGCAAGTAAGATGTTTGAAGATATTGGTCTGATACAGTCTAACGGAAATTTGATGGCGCAATATGCTCAAGCTTTAGGCTATGCAATGGCAAAACAAATTGACGGCGACATTGCTACAACGATGACAGCGGGTTTAACAAGCGGTGCGACATTAGGAACTGATGACACTATTACAGATGGTGAAATCGAGACGGCTCTTGCCTCACTTGGCGAAGCAGACCTTGATTATAGAGATGGACAATTGACATTTATGGTCAATCCAACTCTATACGCAGACCTATTAAACAACCCAAAATTCGTACGATTTGATTCAAGAGGCGATGGTTCGGCTATTGGTTCTGGTCGTTTGGGTGAAATGTTCGGCATTCCAGTAGAGATGAGCAATGCTCTTTCTTCTGGTGGCACAGCGGTGAGTGGTGCAATATTCCACAAATCTGCTATGGCTGTCGCTTTTCAGCAAGGCGTTCGTTCTCAGGCACAGTACGATATTGACTACCTTTCAACAAAAGTAGTTTTTGATGCGGTGTATGGATTGAAAATGATTCACGCAACTCGTGGATATAAGTTCACAAACGCTTCTTAATAGAAGTTGATGATGATTATGGGGTTTAGATTGACGTTTAAGCCCCCTAATCGTTCGATAACGGAGACTTTATGAGTACAAGGACAGATTTAACCACTATAGCCGTTGCGGAAGGATATAAGCAATTAATCCACGTTGGAGATTCTACTGGCGTTCACGCAACAACCAACAGAGGTTTATATGACGGTGATGGAACTGCCACCGATTTAGAATTAAGTGGAAATTCTATAAATGTAAAAACGCAGTTAAAGATTTCGGGGAGTGGGATTACGGCAACAGCAAACGAATTGAATCAGTTGGATGACAAGACAGTCGGGGGTACAAACTCTGACGATATTGTAGATGTCTCAACGATTCAGTCACTAACTAACAAAACCATTGACGGAGGTACGTTCTAATGGCAAACAACAAAATCATAATAAAGAGGGGTGCAGACACAAATGTGAGTTCGCTCACACCTGCCAGTATAGGTGAGCCAGTTTGGGGTATCTCTGACAACAAATTTTATGTTGCAAGTGGTACAAGCGCAGGAAACTTTGAATGGGTAGGTGCGACGATTCTCGACCAAGATACCCTTTCATCTGACTCTGCTACATCTCTCGCAACTCAACAATCAATTAAAGCCTATGTAGATGCTCAAGTAACTGCTCAGGACTTAGATTTCTCTACTGACACTGGAGCAGGGGCTGTGGACTTAGATACGCAAACTCTTGCTTTCACAAGTGGAGAGGGAGTTAATATAACTCACTCCTCACAGGCAGTAACTATCGCAGGGGAACAAGCAACTGCGAGCAATCTTGGTGTGGCAAGTTTCCCGACAACAGATTTCGCTGTTACTTCGGGTTCAGTTGCAATCAAGGCTGGTGGAGTAACAAATACTCAATTAGCAAATAGTACAGTTACTGTTACCGATGGGTCAACCGCTACCGCTATCTCATTAGGTGGAACGGTAACTTACACAGGGACATCTAACGAGGTTACAGTCGCACAATCAGGTGGCACGGTTACGATTGGTCTTCCAGACGATGTTACTATCGGTGGAGATTTAACTGTAAATGGTACAATGACCACTGCAAATGCTCAACAAGTCGAGTTAGGCGATGTCAATATAATGATGGCAAAGGATAACTCTGCCAACTCAGTTGATATTGGTCTTTTCGGTAAATATGTATCAAGTGGGACAAAGTACAAGGGAATGTTCTCAGACCAAGATAATTCTGATGTGTGGACATTTTTTAAAGGCACTGGTACAGAACCAGCAAACACTGTTAATACTGGTGCAAGTGGATACGTCTTAGCAGGTATCAGTTGTGCAAGTGTTAATGACGCTACACTTGACGGTGGTACTTTTTAGTGGCGAATACTATAATAATTAAAAACAAGAGCAACTCCTCAGCAGGAAACATTAAGCCGAGTACAGGCGACCTTTCCAATGGGGAGATTGCATTAAACTATCACGCAGATATTAGTAAAATGTATTTCAAGGATTCTGCAAGTGCGATTCGTGAAGTGCCTGATGCTAATGCTGTAAGTGATGAGGCTACTGCTCTTGCGATAGCATTGGGGTAAAATATGGCAAATACATTCAAAAGCAATAAATCCCGGCTCGTAGGAACAAGTGAGGTTTCAGTCTATACCGTTGGCAACACATCGGGATATAAAACCATAGTAATTGGATGTAGTCTGTCGAATAGGTTGACTAATTCCGTAACTGCCTCAGTTAGTGTTTACGATTCAGGAAACGACCAATATTATTTAGTCAAAGATGCACCGATTCCCGCAGGAGGGGCTTTGGAAGTTATGGCTGGAAATAAACTCGTACTTAATCAAGATGAGGAGATTCGGGTAATCGCATCCGAGAGCAATGCAGTAGATGTATTGCTTTCAATAATGGAGATAACATAATGGCATACTACGGATATGAACCGAGTAAGGTTGCCGTCAGTGTTGGACAGGGGGTTATTACTTCCGTTGAATTGGGTACGGATGCAGTCAATACGATTGACATTCTAAACGACGCAGTAACGCCTTCTAAAATTGATGACGATGGAACTGGGTTTCAAATGGGTACGCTTGGGCTTGGAGGGGCTGTAAGCGGTGCTGAAAAATTAACTGTAACGGGAACGTCCAGTTTCTCAGGTGCGATAACTGGGGACTTGACTGGAAACGCAAGTGGCACTTCTGCTACTGTAACTGGTGCAACCCAATCTGCTATAACTTCTACAGCTAACCTTGCAACAGTAGGTACAATAGGTACTGGA